AGACACCTGTTTCAATCAGGTACTCCATAGGCTCGTCTCCAAGGGCGTCTACTCTGAAAACACCTTCGTCCAAAAGCGGGCACGCCATGAAGTACGCTGTGATTCCTTCAATTATCGAACTAACCATTCCTGAAATGCTTCACCCCTTTCAGTATTGCCTCCTTGTGCGAAGCCTTCATCCTTTCAAACCATTTGCTTCCTCGTCTCGGGTCATACCATCTGCTCTGTGCGGTCTCGTAGTACTGCGTGTGGGCATACGGGGCGATCTGACGCACCTCACCACTTCCTATCACAGTGCCAAGTGTTGCGGAACGTATGAGCGTTCCTGTCCGTTTCGGCGTGAGCGGGTCGCAATACCTGATCACTTCGCTGTCGACAAATTTCTGGGCAGCAGTGAACTGTGCCCCTCTTTTGCTCGCAAACGTCGGGGACCATGTGAGCCCTGCACTGTTTCCAGGCTGGTTGACTTTCGGTGCCATAGCAGCCTCCTTTCAGTCGTCGCAAGCCAGGCTTATTCAATCCTGAGATCTGATCCGGGTTCCCAATCAGGGTTCATCAGGGTCATCAGCTCGCATATCTTCTGCTTGAGCATCTTGTTCTCGCTCATGAGCCGTTCATTTTCTTCCTTGAGGCTGTTTGCCTCTTCTTCAATGTCTGGCGGATCATACAAAGGATTCCCGTCCATATCGACGATCCTGTAGCCGAGAGCTTTGTACTCGGCCTTCTTCTCTTCAGGGATGAGGATGGACCTGTTCCTCTTCATAGCCCTCAGCATAGTTGTCTCCTTTCTCAGCCGATCCCGTTGATCCTCCAATGCTGGACTCTCCTCGTTCCATGCACTGTGTTGTCTGCGAAGCTCATGACACGTACGACCTCAATATCTGGATCAGGCAATAAACCGGTCTCATAAAACGAATCGTCAGTCTCAACAGCTCCTATGGCAATTACGCCGCTTTTCTGGATAGTCCAATACTGTGCTGCTTCTTCCCTTGTCAGCTTCGCATAATCCTTTGCATCGATGTACCTTTTCCCGCCAGTCTTTGCCGTTACGGGGATCCGTATGACATACGACGTGGTAGTCTGCTTTGAGCTTCCTCCGGAAACGGACTGATTGCAAAAGACGGACGCTTTTCTGACAATAGTCGGGAGCATGTACTCCCGTCTTTGGTTTTTGTCAACAAGCCTGTTGAAGATGGTGATGTCCTTGCCATACTTGTCGGCAGTTATCATGCTGTCCTCCTACGGATAATATCCCCATGGCCGTTTCTTCCCGACGCACCTTGCGAGCAGCCCCGTGAAGCCGAGGTAATCGTATGCAGCCTGATACATTGCATTCCTGGCTTCGGACGCATCCACGCGCCCATACGATACGGAATAGCCGTCGTTTGATTCGCTCGATACTCCGCTCACTGTTGATGACGAAAGCATCCCCTCTCCAGACACCGCAATGTTGTCAATGACGGCGCACATGGCCATCTTGACAGCATTTGCAATCTTGTCGGTCATTGCTTCTGCAGGATACTTCGGTATCCTCCAGGCAGTGATCATGTCGATGAAAGCTTCGGCTCTTGCTTCATATTGATCGAACCGGTCCTCGTCAGCCTCCATTCCGCCGTATGTATCACTGTAGAACTGCCAATCAACATATGGACTTACAAGGACGGTCTGGGCTTCATTCTCATTTCCCATATCTTCCTCCATACAGAAAAAGCCACAGGCTCAGGATTTTCTCCATTGCCTGTGGCTTTCGTTTCAAGGTGCGTTATTCTGGGACTCGCATTATCCTCTGGACAGGATACGGGCGATGGCAATCGCCTTGTGGTTCATGTACTCGGTGTTCTCGCCATCAGCAGAATGGACGATCTCCCAGTTCCTGCCGTCCTTCAGCTCTTCATCAGTCGGGGAAAGACGGGACATATACGCCTGCGTGAAGCTGATTCCCCAGGGCGCGAAGCTCTTTCTCTGACGGGAGAACAGTGCGTCCTGGCCACCTTTGGACTTAGGATCGCGGTCCATCTCGTACGGAACCTTAGCGCCACAGTCGGTGTACTCGATCATGCCGTTGCCGAGCAGGTACGTGGTGTACTGCGTATAGCCTTCGGCGGTCATCTCGTAGTAGTTGCCGATGGAAGCGACTGCAGGCTCTGCGACGGCAGTGTACGTATACCCTGCGCTTGCGGATCCGCTGCGGGTGTAGTAGGTCTTTGTCGCGTCGATGGCTTCGTCGCTTGTCTTTGCATAGGTCGGCTCGACCTCGGTCGCAGGCATATCATCGTCGATCAGGACGAGGCGGCCATTGACTGTTGCAAGGTTGACATCCCTCTGAATGCCGTTGGCGTCATTGTACTTTGCGTACACGAGGATCTTGAGGTTCTCAAGATTCGTTGCGACCATGGAATGCATAATCGCAAGTGCAAAAGAGGACTTATTGTCACCGCACGCCTTCTGCATGGTGACATTGACGGTAGACCCGTCCATAAGGCCCTTGTCTCCGTTTGCATTCACCTTGTCACAGATGTTGTTCGTATGCGCCTTGACGAACTTTGCTCCCTCGGTATCAGCCATGCTGAATACGCCTTCAAGGATTGCAAGGATCGTGCGCTGGTCGATTCCAACCCAGTACTCGGCAACCTGCTCGGCAACGGATTCAAGGAAATCCCTTCCGCCGGTGAGGTCGTAGGAAAAGTCCTGCTCAGTCCAGCTGTTCATGCGGCCGACAACGATGCGGCTGTGCTTGAACGTGGTCATGTCGTTGGACGGCATGTCGGTCACGCCGTCATAGTTGTACGGATTGGAACCGGTGATCAGTCCGCTCAGTGCGGTGGAGATGTAGTTGCCGCCGGTCTGGTCGCGCATTACAACTGCCAGGTCCTGCCTCTGGCGGATAGCTCCGGAGTTGATGAGCATGTTCCTTCTCAGGTTCGGTACGCGGTCAACGTAGCCCTGGAACACCTCTCCGTTGAAATACTTGCGGTTAAACGCTTTGATGCTGCTATCAGGCATTGTTCTTATCCTCCTTAATCATCTTTAAACAAAGAGTTGATGTCGGTGTCGGGATGCTCGGATATGAAGCGCATCTTCTCGGACAAGGACATTGTCTTTGCCCCCTTCTTTGTGCCTCCTCCGGTCCCTCCTGCGAACATCGGCTTTTTCTTCGTGTCTTCTGCAGGCTTCGGTTCCTCAACCACAAACGTGCCGGCATAAGCTTCGTCAGCGATAAGCGAGTCGATGTAGTCCTTTGCGCCAAGAAGGACGCCGTTCTCCATCTGAAGGTTCTTCTCATGGAGCTGGCGTGCGATCTCACGTCTTGCAGGCTCAGAAGTGAACTTGTACCCACGCAGGAACGAGTCTTCGGCATAGGAACGCTCACGTTCAGCAGCCCTGGTCTGCATCTCCTGCATGTCAGTGTCATACTTCTTCTGAAGATCATCGAGACGCTTCTGCAAGCCCTCGGCATCAAGGTCCTTGAGTGACTGAATCTCCTTGTTCAGGCCCTCCATCTGCTTCTGGGCTGCCGTAAGGTCTTCGACTTTTGCGTTGAACTTCTTTGCATCGACATATCCGCCTTCGGACAGATTGACGAGCTTGATTTCTTTGTCGGCATCGATCGCAGCTTCAAGCTGGTCGTAGGTCATCGAGGCTGGAGTTCCATCCTCGTTGACGGTGAACAGTTTCTTCAGGAATTCATAAGCCATGTTTATCCTCCTTCTGCTGATTTGGCTTAAACGCCGGTTCACTCCGGCAACTGCATAGACCCTCTTTAAACGCCATGGGTCAGGGCGAAGATCCGGTTTAAACGTCTGGGATCACAGACGGTATCAAAAAAGCCACCGATGCATGGAAAATGCATAAGTGGCTTTTTATGAGCTATATTAAACTGTATTTGCATATATCCGCCGTTTTTATTCACGTTGAGAACGAAGTATGCATGCGTGGTTAGGGGTAATATATGTGTTGGCTTCCTGAAAATCGCATAGAAAGCTTTTTTCAGGAGACTGCCGGCCTGAATTCCACATTATCCAATGTCGTGGAACACAATATTCTCCCATTTCTTGTAGGCGTCCATATAGAGCTCCTTCTTGTCACCGTTGTATGTCAGCTCGTAGTACATACCATCGCTGACATTTGTGCTGACGAGAGCTTTCCAGTTCTGCAACGTCTTGGCGAACCAGACGATGTAGCAATCATCAGGGGCGATCTTCTTTCCGTCTGTCACGTCAACATGATCATTGTAGTATTCAGCAACGGCTTTTCTTGCCGTGTCAAGCATGTGGCTGTTCGTCATGCTATACTCTCCTTTCTTGTCATGTACTATCTATACTTGGTGGGTGCTCCTGTATGCCTCGAATTTTGCCGTAATTGGGTTCGAGGATGCGTCAGGGATACTTTGGTGTGGGATTGGAGGGGTAGGTTCTACAAAGGCGTAAAAACCGCCTTTTTAACGGTTCTTGCCTCCCTTCCCCTTTTTGCCTCCTTTTCCTTTCTTTCCGCCTCCGGAACCGCCAGAGCATCCGGAACATCCAGATCCATGTTCATATATTTTCATCAGCATCTCCTTTATGGTTTCTGTGCAGACGTTGTTCTCGATTGTCCTGGTATCCTGACTCTCAAGTAGTCCTTCTCCATTCCTGTCTGTCTGCAGAAGTCTGTCAGTTTCGCCCTGCGCTTCCTGAGAAGTGCTTTGGCATCTGCGTACCCTTTCTCCAGTTCAGACCTGGTGTCATCATCTCTGCAGGCATCTAATGCTTCTTTGTAGGCGGCAACCTTCCTCTTGGCATCCCTTATGTCCCTTTCCATTTTTCGCATCTTCTGGTTCGCCTGATAATCTGTGTACTCCTTTCCGTTGTACGGATACTTCTCGGCAGCGTAGCCATCTAGCATGTTCTTGTCATAAGCCGGCAACGACAGTCCGGGAAAGAACGGGTAGAAGCTGTGGCGGCAGTTCCATCCGCACAGACCGTCTCCTTCCCCGTATCCGGTTTCATCGTAGAAGTTCGGGTACTCGTCAGCCCCGTCGATCTTGAACACCTGTCCCTGCCATTCCTGATGCGACGGCCTTGCGCCAAAATGAGCCGATGTCTCATAGTATTCAGCGCCCATATCCTTAGCGTTCATTTCCGTAAGCTTTGCGGCTGTCTGGCCGATTGCGGTCAGCAGGTTCATCCTCGCAGCTGCTTCCAGGTGCATCCTTGCTCCGGAACGGTACTGCACCCATGCTCCTTCAGAAGCGCACTTATCAACAGCATAGCGGAGCGCCTCTGCATAGGAAAACGCCCCGCTTTCGACTTTCATTACAGCTTCGTTCATGACCTGATAGTACAGGGTCTGTGACTGTGCTGCAGACGTGTACATCAGGTTGTTCAGTGTCGTGTACGTCCTGTTGGCATTGGCCGCAAGGATCTGCTCCATCGTAGGGGACAGCGCAAGGCTGGCCTTAACCCCGGTTCCGGAGACAAGCTCTGCATCAAATTTCATGCTTGCAATGCCGGCATCTTTGAACATCTTCCATATCTCGGCCTGTGACCTGTTGGTGCATTCAGCGACCTGCGTGACAATGTCGTTCAAGACCGCGCCGGATTCCTGTGCGATCTGTATCTGCCATTTCGCAGTGTCAGTGACCATTCCGGTCTTTGCTATCCTGCGGCAGATATCATTCGTGATCGCCTGATCAAGCTCTCTGTACATGTTGATGACATCATCAGTGCATGTCAGCAGGTATTCGGGAGTGAGCATCTGTCATCCTCCTCTTTACTCCTCGGAAGGGAATTCGGTAACGTCGGGCATCATTTCCTTCGCCTCTTCGACACTGCATCCGAGATACCATGCGAAAAACAGTTCCGGCTTGTACCGGCCAGCCTGGACCCATGCCCACCTGCGGTTGTACTCAGCCTCCGGATCTTCAAGGACACCGTCTCCCCATGTGCATGTGACCTCGACATTTCCTTCCGGAACGATCTCATACAGGTGGATCAGCGCCCGCATTGCATCAACAAGGTCATGCAGCCCGTTGTCCCAGGCGCCCTGCATAAGGCTTACCGTTCGGTATGACCTGTCCTTAGACATCTTGATCTCAGTGGCGGTCTTCGTAACCACTTTCGGGTCAGACAGTGTACCGTAGGCGAGCCCGCAGTTCAGCTCAATGGTCTGCAGGTGTCTGTTGAACCCGGCAACTATTGAAGCGTCGCGGATGGCAGGGCTGTACGGCTTGAGCAGCTCTGACTTGCCTGTCATGTCCATCGGGAACGTGATGTACTTCCTTTCCTCCCCTTCCGGAAGAATCGGGTTTCCTCGCCGGTCCACTTCAAACAGGGAACTGTCTGCGAATATCGCCGCCTCGGTTGCGTCGTATTCCCATATCAGTCGCCCGTACTGCTTATCGGCCTCGCGGATTGCTTCGACAGCCCTTGAATACACGGAAACCCCAATCGGGGAGCCTGTGTCAATGTTGTTCCCGATCGGGGTCTTGATATACACGAACAAAGGTTTCTCAATGCCTTCGATGACGACCGGCTCTTCTGACAGCCCGGCCCATTCAGGAATATCTGCAAGCGGAATCTGCCTGTGGAACCGGTCCTTGACAGTGAACATGTTCTGGTCAAGGTAATTCGAGACTTCCTCGGATTCATAGGCCTTGTTCGTCACCGTATACGTCGTCCCTTCAAGCACGTGGTATTCGAGCCTCGTGTACAGGCGGTTGCCTGACTTCTTTGTCTGTACGAACACAGCGGCAGTGACTCGTCCGTTGCTGTCAAACGCAGTCGGATAGAAGTCATCGGCAAGCACGAAATCCAGATTGATCGACTGAGGCTTGCCATCTTCGCCAATATCTGTAACATACGGCTTGATGGCTATCCCGCCATACGCCGCATACTTCTCCACATAATCAGGGAGGTCGCTTAGCCTCTTCTTTATCTGCTCATGAATGAAGTCAGCCTCTGCGCTCCCTTCGCACAATATGCTAAACTCTGTCAGGATCAGACGCGAAAACTCCGTGCTGATGGCAGCAGGGATATTCAGCGCGATGCTTCCTTCGCCCTTCCAGTACGGGACGTTGTTGTACATCTCGATCCATATCTTTAGGGCCTGTTCCATCGCTCCGGATGTGACGACCTCTACGCTTAACTCTTTTTCAATACTGTTCTGCGGAAGCAACTTTCTCAACACCTTTCTTATCAGATCGCCTATCCACATTTGCCATTACCCTTTTAACTTCATGTACCGGTTTATGCTTCTCTCGAACGACAATTCAAACGCCTGCAGGCTGTCGGTATCGACCGTATTGTTTTCCAGTCTGTGCAGGTCTTTTGACGTTCCTTCCCATGATGCGGCAAGCATGGCTTCTATCAGCATGCCGCACTCGCCCTTTATGAACCCGATCTTGCACTTGGCGGCAAGCCGGTTCACGGTATTGATCTTATCGGACTCCTGTACGTCGATTGACGGCCTTATCTTCACGCTCGCCATGTCGTTCTGCATGAAAGCGTTTTTCAGGTCTCTCGGCAGGACCATTTCGCCGCTCTGGTAATACACATTTGCAACACGCCCGTACCGTTTACTGACCTGCTGCGTGAATTCAAGCACACGCCTGCATGTAACATCCGGGTCGACGTTCTCGCCTATGTACCTCGTTGCTTTCAGAACGACAAGTGAATCATATGCATCCTGGTTCGTTGTTGCGACGAGGGCAAGGCCGGACCCATTTACGCCGAAATGCAGTCCGACATTGACCTCCCCGAAGCGTCCCTGGACCATCTTGAGTTCTTCTTCCGTGATCAGGAACGGGTTTGCATTCTGATCGTCGGCCATAAAAGCATCGGCTATCGTGACATAGATCAGTCCGCCGGAAATGTTCGACATGCCATATGTCAGCTCGGAGAACGCACTACTGCTCGCGTCAACCATATCCTTCCACTTGCCTTCAGGGAACGATTCAAGCTGTCCGAGGTACTCGTCATTCCAGTCGCCGGACACAATGTCAAAGAAGCCATGCTGCCACTGTGCGGCCATCGGCTCTGCCCTTGTCTGCTTGTCTCCGGATTCCCCGATGATCTTTACGTCGTATCCTGCGAGCATCTGCATGTAGGACTGCGCTTGTTCCTTACCAGCCTGCCCGGGATCCTGCGGAAGTCTTATCCTCACAGGACATATCTTCCCATATCTTTGCCGGTCCATCTTTGAAGTCATCACGATGAGCGTTCTGACCTCGCCGGCTTTTAACTGGCGGTTAATCACATCAAGCACAACAAACCGGCCTGTTGTGGTCTTGCCCATCAACACGCCGGCTGTAAATGCAGCTTCCTGATTCTCGTCTTTGTCTGTTGCGGCAAGGTCCCATCCACGGCAGACAGCAACAAGTCCGTCTGGTATATCGTCGAGGATCTGGCCGATCTGCGTCCTTTTGAAGAACATGCCTGCATGCGGTCTGATCTTCCAGTAGCCGTTCAGGAGCCGTTCAGTGTCCACCTCAGTCAATGCTTTCAGGTTCGCAATGTATCCGGGGTCGGACTTAATCAGCACCTGGTTGTCGGTTACTTTGCTGGCGATGAAGGTGACGCTTTTGCATTGCTCCGGAAGCATGTCATGTTCCTTTGCAAGCTCTTCCGGATCATCGGACCAGTATATCACGTCATTAACGATGGTCATCCAGCGTATCTTGCCGCTTCTCTCAGGTATCGGATACCCTGTGTCCTGGTCGATCCACCAACTGATGAAATCAGCCACCCACGAGTCCGCGTCAGGGTTGCATGTCGCCCTGACATACGGTCTGACACCACAGGTGGAACGGTTACGTGACAGCATGTACAGGAACATGTGTCTGCTGAAATGAGTCAACTCGTCGAATCCGAGATAGCATATCTGTGAGCCCTGCCACGACAGCAGTCCTTCCTCGCTCCCGATATAGTCGAACCCGAGACGCGATCCTGCATCAAAGTCCCAATGCAATTTCGGAGAACGTCTGGCATGTGCATCAGGAAGGTTATCGAACACCTTATGGCTTGAATCCCACAAACCACCTTCTGACGATATCTGCGTGTAGTTCCTGCGAAAGATGACAGACCCAAATCCCCTGACATCCTTGTGCCTGAGCATTTCCATCAGAAGTGCATACGTCTTTCCTCCTCCTGCTGCTCCGCCATATATGACTATGTCTGCAGGCGAGATCATGAACATTGTCTGAGGGCCCGGCTGCGGGCTGATGGCATTTTTGAGGTCGTCCCTTCCGTTGTGAGGGATCAGTATCGAAGGTACAGCTATCTCTCCGTCGATCACATCGGTTCCATAGACATCTACAGCGTCTCCATACCTTCTTGCGTCCTCGTCGCCTCCAATGCCCCTTCCAAAATCTCCGGTCAGTTCACCGAGCAGCCTTATCGAGGACGGGTCTCCGTCCATCATTGCCCTCTGGACAAGCCTTGCTGCAACAGCCGCCTGATAGGTCTGTTCCTTCTTCGGGACACCCATCCTGGTCAGGCCGTCACGTACGCCGGAAAGCTCGTTGCTCACAGGGCTTTCCATCAGGTATTTCGCCATCTCTTTCAGGCTCTTTTTCTTCCTTCGGGCTTCACCCGACTTTATGCCCCCGTTCCGTCCCCTTTCTCTTGCTTCTTCTTTGGTTCGAACAGGAGTCAGATTCTGCTTACCATCGGCTGGCATCGGTTATCTTCCTCCCATTCATTTCTTGCTTTGGAATGCCGAATTTTACCGCTCATTAAGTTTTCTGCAAAGCTCCACAGCCATCCTCTCACGTGGCCATTCGTAACACTTACCGCTATACTTCCAACCTGCTCTCAGGAACGCCCTGATGGATCGGAGATTAGTGCATTCCACGCACGCAGTGATCATTTCAAGACCGTACCTTGGGGCAAACGCATCAACAGCAGACCTTATGAATCGAACTGCATATCCCCTCCCCCTCTCCGACGGTCTTATCGCATAACCAAAATTCCCGCTCCATGGGTATCTGATCATCTCTTTGATCCGGCACATGCCGACCAGCCTGCCATCCACAAAGAATCCTGCATACTCTGTTCCGTCGGCCCTGTCTTCGACTGCCATCCGCAGCCACTCTCCAGCGCCCTTTTCATCCATGAGCCACAGGACCTTACACTCCTCTCCGTTACGGATGAACTCATTGTAGTAGTCCTGCACGTCATCTGCGCTTAGTTTTGAAGCCGGCACTATTCTGTACGAAATATCTCTTATCATATCCTGACAAAAAAACCGCCGGTACACCATGATGGCATACAGGCGGTTTTCAGCAATAAAAAAAGACGTCTGAACGTCTTCACTCAACAACCAGCGATATTACTCCTGGTCACTTACCACTCTTCCTCCGGAGATTCTCCCCCACACCTCCTCGTGTTCGGGCCAATCCTCTCCGCAGTGCGTCGGGTCGCTTTCCTTTCCTTCCATGAACCTCTCGACCCTTCTCCTTTCAGCTCCCCTGATGTTTCCGGCATTGAACTGTGCTTCATAGTAGTTCTGCCATCCGGCGTTGTCGAAAAGCGACATCTGCTTTGGAAACAGGGCTTCCTGCTCATCGATTGTCATGTCGAGGTCAGTCTTCCCTCTTCTCCTTCCTTCCAGTGTGTGGATGTCGAACACCCAGTCAGGCACTCCCTCCACTCCCAGCTTCGCCTCGTCTACGTTTTCCAGGTATGCCTCAGGAATCTCCTCCGGTTTCAGGAGCCTGTCGTACCGCATGAAGTTGCAGGCAACGTAACATGCGTCTCTGTTCTTCCTTGCCATACAGAGAAGCACGATCGCCTTACTCAGGAACAGCGAGTCTCTGTTGTACCCCTTCTTCCCTTTGTTTGCGATGTCGTCTGCCATCTTCAGCCCGACTATCTCCTTTGTGACAACGCCGTAGCAGTCCTCTGCAGAAATGATGAACAGCCTCTTCCAAAGATAATCCGGATAGCTGCCCCTCAACTCCTTTGCGGCAAAGGCTGCATGGTTAATGTCTGCTCTGCGTATTGCTTTCTGCAACATGCTTGACATCGTGTACATGCTGTACCCGCCAGGCGTCATCGGATTGAAACGTCCCATAGCTTTGTTCCTCCTTTCTTGTGATGGTGATTGTTATATAAATAATTATACGACATGATACATCATAGAACAAACGGAAATCAGCATGTGGGCGCGTGTATTTACAGGAAATTTTACGTGGTTCATTTACCTCTCAACATGGATCATCGGGACGTTCTTTTTGCTGTTGTAGCTGAAGTGCCTACCCCACCTGGACTCCATCATTTCCACCGAGGCGGCAATGGCAGTCGGGTTGTACTTTGACCCGCTTGTGTTCGTCGTCTCATCTTCATACGGGTTATCGCACAGGTACTTAGCGTTGAGGCACACCCTGTTCTTGAGCAGTTCCTGGAGGACATAGTCGATGTCAGTATTACGCTGGAGCAGAGTATCCATTCTTGCCTTCACGCATCTCCGGTTCACAACCTTGAACGCCCCGGGGATTCCATACCACCCAAACTCGCTTGTATACACATATGGCGTAGGCGTAGCGCTTCCGAATGCGATTCCAAGATCGAGATCCCATATGAGCTGTCCGAGCCTTTCAAACTCTGCCTGGCATGTTTCTACGTCAGTGATCGGAACATTCGTGTCGGTCCTGTAGATGAAGTTCTTGACGTCATCATCACATATGACGATCACATCCTCCTCTGCGTTGTCCACAATCCAGTTATAGACAGGCGCGTATCCGGCAATCTCTTTGTCCTCAACGGCAACAATGTTCACAAAGCCGGCATCGGCATATTCCTTCTCCTCGCTTTTCCTCACGACGTGCTTCGGGTTCTCAAACAGCTTTCCTGTTATCATCCCCCTTCCATACCTGCCACAGGTTGGTATGTAGACTCCAAATGTGAATTCATCTTCCACGCGGCACACCATCCTTTTCATACAGGGTCCCGTAATTCCTCAGGAGCCTGAGGAATTACGGGACAATCGTTTCATCGATCTTAATGCCGAGGGCATGCAGGACGCCAAGCTCAACAAGGTTGAGTCCGGCCTTTGCTGCGAGCGATACAGTAGCGCTGATCCTCGGGTTGATCTCCATGAGCATCAGCCTTCCTTCCGCATCGCGCTTGAAATCATATCCGATGTTTCCGTCGAGCTTAAGCATGCCGTTCAGCATCCTCACTATCCAGTTGGCGTCATGGTCATCGACAAGCTCGCAGTACGTCGTTGTGGAGAGCTCCATCTCGATGTTCCTGTGTGACGGAGAGTAGATCGTGCGCCCGTGGTCAACCAGGCAGATCGTCCCAAGTTCTTCCCCATCAAGGTACTCCTGCAGCATGAAGCCAGGCTCAAGATTGTCCATCGCACCCATGAACTGTTCTTTGGAGATCCACTTGTTTGTCCTGAGCGCCCTGGACCTGGCGAACACGGCTTCTTTTGCCATTCGGTCATCAATGATCCTGAATCCACTTGAACCGCACCCATCTATGCACTTCAGGCATACCGGCTTGTCGGGATACCCGAGGCGGTCAAGAGCTTCCTCTGCATTCTCCTTTGTCAGCAGTACGGATTCGGGCATGATGTCGACCCCGTGTTCAGTCAGGAACACATCAAGCTCCCATTTGTTGTTTGCAATCTCGATCTTGCTGTCAGCTCCGGACATCAATATCGCAATTCCATTCTTCTCAAACAGGCTCCTGTTTGCATTGATGACAGGGATCTCGTCGCTGATGAGTGGAACAAGTACATCGATCCCGTATCCACGACAGATGTTATACAGCGACTCTATGTACGCAGGGTCATCAAACCTCGGTACTTTGACCAGGTCGTCGACATAGTTCCTTGCTGCAGGATTAGGCTTGCAGTCAACACCGATGATATGGTATTCATACTCGCTGCTGTGCCTGAGTGTGTCAATCGTCCCGCATGTCGGCCATCCGCCGCATGCAGTAAAGAGAACGTTTATCTTTTTCACAGTCATTTCACCTCCGTATTGAATGTGCCTAGAATGTCGCCGGCAGTTTCAGCCCTCTTTGCGATAACCGCCGGCCCGTTGCCAGGGACGTACCATATCTCGCATTGCGGCATTATGAACGGGGGCTTTATGTTCATCGTATACGCTCCAGCATTTGTGAACCTGACAATATCGCCGATCCCTATGTCTCCGCTGTATCCGGTATAGATGACATCATTCTCGACACAGAGCCTGCCAACAAAAAAAGCGCCTTCTACGCGCTCTCTTCTTGTATCAAAGCGGTTTATGACAACCATCGGGAAATTATAATGCTCAGTTGCCCATCCAAGGTTATACTTGCATGCATCGAGCAGGACATACGTATTTCTACCTGTATGCTTTATTCCGACAACATGCGTGATGAAGGCAACGCAGTTTGCCACAACGCTTGTGCCTGTTTCGATCATGATCTTCACGCCTACGAGCCTGTCAGACAGTTCTCTGAAAAGGCTTGCATAATCACTATATGACACATAGTCATCATGCTCTTTCGCCTTTTCGTAAGGCAAAGGGCTGTACATGTTCCCGCCGAAGTCAATGATCCTTTCTGAAAGCAGGTCTTTGTTCTCACGGAAGACATCAGCCATTATTTCAACCCTGCTCCTCCAAAACCGGATCCCCCGGCCTTTCGTCACATGGCAGTGGATTCCAACCGTGTCGTATCCTTTCGCCCTTGCCAGGAGCAATGCATCCCTGACTTCACTCGCTTTTGTGCCAAACCTCGTATCGACTCCGTTGCCAACGTCCACGGCTACGCGCACCATGCACCTTGCTCCTTCGTCATACCGGCTAGCTTCGATGTCGTCGATATTGTCAAAGCATACGATCCCTCCTGCATTTGCAACATCTGCCGCAAGCTTTCCTTTCAGTGGTCCGTTATACACGATCCTGTCGAGCGGAATGCCTACAGACATCGCAATCTCAACTTCCATATCGGAGACAACCTCTGTCAGGAAGCCGTTGTCATGGAATCTCTTGACGATCATCGGCGTATAGTTTGTCTTGACTGAATACGCAGGCTGGAAATCTATGCCGTGGAATGCCTTGAACAGATCTTTGCAATTCTTGTCAATGCTCTCTTCGTAAATCGCGTAATATGTATTACCCATGGAACAAAATCCCTTTCACTTTGTCGTACCAGACTGCCCTTCCGCGAATCGTCCTCTTGTTTGTGATATGCACCTTCCCTTTTGCGATCCCTAGCTTGCTGACGAGCTCGTCATAATCAATGGAGTTCTTACAGACAAGGAGCACATAGTCGTACTTCTCGTAATGGATCAATTCCATCTCGGGGATCTTCCTGCTCTTAATGTCTTTCTTTATCGACTCTTCAAGCCCGAGGTCAATGGTGAGGTCGGCTGTCCAGCTGGCGAGCATTTCAAGGTCCCAGTCGCCGGCATGCGTGTTGTCCTTGATGTTTATCGCCCTGAGTTCTGCTTCCGTATACCCGATCAGACGCTTCACATCGACTTCGATATCAGGGTCCTTCTGGGCAAGTATCTTCGAGCGCTGGTTTCCTGCAATGACATTGTCGTTCTCGTCAATAAGGAATATCCCAAAATCACCAAAAAGTTCCATCGACCTTTCAAGCTCCTCGGACTTCTTTTTGCTGATCTTTCTAGGATTGCCAAAGCCGTGCTTCAAATCTCCAACCCGCATCCTGCAAAGTTCAATTCTCTTTTCCATTCCAGAAATCGCCCCTCCTGATCTTCTCAGCTATCATGTATACGCCTGACCCATGGGATCCTTTTATAAGCACTGTCGGCGGGCCGTCGGAACATCTTTCTATCACGGAGCGGAGTATTTCTTCCGCCGTAGACAGGTCTGGAGCAAGGTGCTTCTCGACATCCTTATCGAAGACTCCATGTATGACATCTGTGCCATGGCTTCCTACGGCTATGAGCACGTCTGTGTTTTCTTTGCTGACATGCCTGCCGACGAGATTGTGTACATGCTCAGCGTAGCTCCCAACTTCGAGCATGTCCCCGATCACGGCAATCCTTGTCATCGGGAATGCACCGAGGTAATCAAGGGCGTTGTTCACTGATGCGACACTTGCGTTGAATGACGAGTCAATGAGCGTCATCCTTTCGAGATGTATCACATCCATCCTGCCTGTCTCGTTCTTAAACGACATGATTCCCTCACAAATCTCTCTGTCATCAAGCCCGCATATCCTCCCTACAGTGAATGCCGCCCGCTGAGGGTATACGACATGGTCCAGGAACTTCCAATCGCCTTTTTCCCGGCCGTATTTCACGACCTGATGAGTGTACTCGTATGACATCAACAGCGGGTCATCGCAGTTGACAACTGCAAGTCCGTGGTCAGCAAGCCACTTTTCAGTACCGCACTTTTCATCACGTGTCGCTTCAAGGCTGCCGGTCTTTTCTATGTGCGCATACCCAATGTTCGTAAACACGATCATTTCAGGCCGGATTGCTTTCGCCATATTTATGACACTGCTCTCCATTCCCATGCCCATCTCAATGACGGCATACTGAAAATCGTCTGAGATCTGGAAGGCTATTTCCCCTCCTAGGTACTCGTCGTTCTTGTTGCCTACCGTCTGGAATACGCTGTATTTCTGTCTGAGGACATTTGCGATCATGCCTGTCGTAGTCGTCTTCCCGACGCTTCCGGTAACGCAGATGACCTTTGTGCTGCGTTCACGGAGTTTCGATGCAATGATCTTCCATTCAGCATCGACCACGTCGTCTACAAGGATGTAAAACTTATCATCCATGTATGACTGGAGCTCCTTCTCTGTCAAGCACCCGATGCATCCCATCCGCAAAGCGTCTTCGATGAACTCGTGTCCGTCAACATTCCTCCCTTTATACGGCAGAAACATCGATCCGCCCTTAAGCCGTTCGGTATTCTGCTCAATGTACGGTATCTCGATACTGACGTCGTCGAATCTTCCAAGCAGCCTGCCTCCAGTGTCTTTTACAGCATCCGCGAGACTATATCTCTTCACCCACACCTCCTAACCTGACGCAAAAAGCGGCCTCCTGAATGGGCAGGAGACCGCTTCTCGCAGTACACATAACAATCACATAGGGGAACATTCTGGCATATTTCGACTCGTAGAGAATTTTACGCACAAAAGTGCAGAATTGTCAATGTCTTGTGCATATTTTCTGTCTTTAAAGGCGTATTTTAATCAATTTTTTCGATATTTCCCGATTTTTACGGCGTGTATGCATTGCTTTCCGTCTGTGATGCATATTTATGGCATAACAGCCTCTTAATATGCGTATAGTCCTCTGTTTTATGCTTTTACAGCCAGAATTATTCGCGTTGTGTTGCGATTATAAATGCCTTATGTGTAGAGATATAAGGGTGTTTTGGATAAAAATCGCATAGAATCGATTTTTGTGCAGATTGCTGTTTTTTCTGTTTTCCTGTATTTTAACCAGCTATGGCGCATGATTGGCACATTTTTTGTTTTCATGCGCCCTCGGCAGAAGACTCTGCGACATAAGCCCTCCTGTTCCAGGCTTCTGCAGCTTCCTTCACGCTCCTGTACTGTGTGCCGATCTGTGTGACATTGCACTTGTCACAGCCTATCTGCGCAAAGCCTTGAAAGATTCCGGTTGTCGGCGTGGAATAAACTTTCGGCTTTCCTCCGCAAAACGGGCACGGTTTAATCTTCTCTTTCATTCCTGCTCCTTTCCGCTCATATTGCATATCCGGTCTACGGCAATCCTTGCCCTCTTCTCGCCAATGCCCTTCACAGACGTCAGTACATCGTAGAGTGCATCTGCATCCATGACCTCTGCATCAACACTTTCATCAACAGCTATGCCGCCGTCCGTTTCCTTGTACGAATCCATCGCATCATTCCATCCATCGTCATAGCCAGACTGGTACACAGCATTGACCCACTGGATGAATCTTGCGACGCTGTATCCTTTGACCTTTTTGAAATCATCTCCAAACTTCCGGTACTTCTCCGGACTGATCTCAGCCTTCATTCTGGCTCCTCCGGCTTTATCGATGCCCTGCCAATGCACCGGCCATTGCGCCAGGAAGCCATGTGCCAATGCCTCTCATAATCCTGTTCGCATCTCTTCTCTTCTTGGCATAATGGTTCAGGATTGACTTGTACGTGGGCTTCCACTTCCGGTGTGAACGTTTACTTCTAACTGCATGGGTATCTCTCCTACTCATTACTGATCCTCCTCTGTGTTTGATTTACTGTCGCTTATCGCGCATTTAGAGCATGCATGCCTGACGCAAATCCCATGTTCTCCGATTGTTATGTATGGCGCCTCTTCTTCAATAAGGTCAAGGACACTGATCACTGCGCATCTGCTAACAGCATCTCCGCAGCGGTATCCGTCTATATCAAGCATCTTTCTGACAGCTTCGATTGCCTTTTTCTTGTAGCTCATTGAGCTTCCTCCCGCCTGCTCAGATCCCGAGGTCGAATTTCAGCTGTGGTTTTATCGGCTCATAGTCATTCATCGTGAAGTCGCCGATCCCGATATCTTCAAAAGCACAGCCTGGTTCTGCATGGAGAACGAGATTCGGCTTCAGATACTGTGTGTTCTTTGCATCATCCCACCTTCTGAGAAGTTCTTTCGCGTTGTCAACGTGCCGGTCATAAATCTGTTCATTCGCTACGAAGTGTGTGAAGACACCAGGTGCTTTCCACGTGACATGTGCAACCATCATCAGCAGTGCAGCGTACTGGATCTCATTTATCCCTCCGGCTCCGGATGCGGCAAGCATATCTCCGCTCCGCTGGATAAGGCACATATCAAGGAAACAGCCTCTCCTCACGTTCCAGATCGTAAGGAAGGCACAAGGGGCAAGCCCAGGTGTCTCCCGAAGGTCTGTCTCCTGCCACAGGTCAACAACCTTCCTCCGTCCGTACGGATCATTCCGGATGTCTTCGATCAGCCGGTTGATAAGGTTGTATCGTTTCACAGTCGCGCCGTATCGCTGGCCAATCGTGCCGTCACCAATATCCCACGGATCCCACCATGTCACGCCCTGTTCCTTCATCTCGGACAGGACATTTGTCGGCCTCTGGTAAATGCTGAATATCTCACGTATTCCTGTTTTCCATGGTTGCAGCCGAAGCGTGCTTATCGGGAACTCGCCCTTATCCAGGTCATATGTCCGAACAACATGGTTCATGCTGTACGTATATGCAGGCGTACCGTCAGCATATACAGGACGAGGGTTTTCATCCCTGTACCCGTTCGTCAGTACGTTCCTGATATTTTCAACAAGGTATCTGTCTGCTTTATTCATCAACATCCTCCGAATACTTTTCGGGAAGCGGCATCCATGCAATTGGCTGGTCCTCACTTGCAGTCAGCCCTGTATAGAATCCGTTTCCGCTATTAACATTCCAGTCCCCGCAACTATAGAATCCTACAGCCATGTTCTTTTCAAATTGCAGCAGCACGTCGGTGCCGGACTTTGGCTTTTTACTGACGGGGATCCACTGATAAACACTCTGTGCTTCAAGGATCAATTTCCTGGCTCCTCCAGGCGGGCCTTTGTGTGCAGCGTCATATGCCGCAAGCAGCTCTTCTCTGCTGATAAGGTCTTTCATCGTTTTCTCCTTTTCATGCTTTGGGTCGCCATTTTGTCTCACTCTTTGTTGAAGTCAAGCAACGTCCCGCACTTTGGGCAGGCTTTCTTCTCTGTGTTACGGATATCGTATCCGCAGCAAGGGCAACTCAGGCTGAACAATTCAATACCTCTATGGTCGCACCCTTCGCTGACAAGAACAGGATGCACTGCGGCAGGAACATCGGTTGCAGTATTGCTCGCACGTCTCCAATAATCCTTGCTGTTACGTTTGCACCTAGAGCAAGGCATCTCCCATTCTTCAGTGCTGGTAAACGCGCACCCAACACACCCGTCTGCGTTTTCTCTTTCCAACGCCGATATTGCTTCATCACAAGTTGCAGCCAAGAGACTATCTGAAATTCTGTCGAGTCCATCTCTGAGTTTTTTCAGGTTCAATATTGCAGTCATCCTGCGAATCACATCCTTCTCGTATTCCATGCCTCACGCACCTTCCTTTCGTGACTATCACGAGTTTCTTTGAGGCCGGAAAGATAATCATCCTCCAGTCTCCTAAAATGCACTTCCGCACTGCAGCCTTGGCAAATTACGAAACTGCATCGATTGTCACCAAACAGGTTAACGTTGTTACTTCCGCAAAATGGGCAACTTTTCAGCCAATCGCTCATTCTCAATCCTCCTGATATGGCTCGGGAAGAAGACGCCATGCTGTGACTGGGATATCTACCCACTCGCTCCCCAATGAGCCAAGGCTTACAGGATGAAAATTTTCCTGCCAGATTCCAAAGCCTTCGCAGTCAACCTCAAATGGTGCTATCCCTATAGGGTCAAAACCGTAGTCTTCTGCATATCCGCTTTCGTAGGTTACAAGATACTCTCCGTCTTCTTCCGGCAGTGCTTCAGTTACCGGAATCCACCTGTCCTGCTCCAGTGCGGAGATAGCAGAGTTTAGGGCTTCGGTTGCTGGTTGCTGTTCTTTGTCAGTCAAAGGATTTGAGTTATAGGCAAGTTCCACACTTTTGATAAGGCCGTTTATGATTTCGATTGCTTCACTCGGTTCCATCCTTCACCCTCCAAGTCTTATGTATCTTTTGCTACTCACCTTGCCAGTAGTTCTTTCAACTCCGTAATCGATGTTGAGTTCAGTTACTGGTACATCCTTCATATCAAGCCCGGCAAACTTCAGGCTGATCCGCATTTCTGCATCCGTGAATCCTCTTTTAGCGCAAAACTCGTAAAATTCCTGTACCGTCATTCTTCCTTCTCTCCTACCTGCCCAGATTCTTCCAACCACGCTTCGATGCATGTCGTGCATGTATAGCAGGATCTACTTCCCTCGCCAGGGAATATAGCCGTCTCCCTCACTGCATACTCACCCTTGTTTATTTCTCTCTGACATGCGGAGCATTTATGCGGTTTTCTGCATTTGACGAGCTTATACTCTTCCTCAATGTAGCTGTCATCCATGTCCCCGGCATAAAAGCCACAGTCGGTGTAAAGGGACTTATCGTACTTCAGCTTCGGGGCTTCTTCACTCGGTTTCATTTTCGCTCCTTTCTTTTCCGTGTCCTCGCGAAAAAGTAACTCCTAGGAATCAACGTTATCTTCATTTCCTCCTATGTGCTGCCGCATTCGGGCAAGTAGCAAAATGAGACGTGTAGCCAACCATAGCCGGTAGCGTCTTCTGAGCAGTCCTTACTCCCCTCATGACATCCCCGCCTTCGGTAACAAACGTCTCATTCCCTGATCTGTTTTCGATGAAAAAACACCTTTTTCTGTTTACAGGCATAAGCCTCCCGCTCCTCGTCCGGATCCACAGGATCTCAGCGCCGCAAGACTTGCAAACTGCCATTATGTCCTCCTTTTCTTTTTTTCGGAGCATAGGCATTAACCTACACTCCGAAAATGTATACTGAAATAATGTTCACAGCTTCGTTGATGTCATTTATCACTGTTCTGCGGCTTACGCCTTCTGCATCCGCAATGTCTGTGTACTTCTTTCTATCGCCATCGATGTAGTAACTGGAAAACTCCCTGTATCTTCGCATTGCGGCAGCACTGCCAGCAGCCTCGCATTCTTTTTTGTACTGATCGACAGCGTATTCGATCCTGGCGATATACCACTGGTTCTCGGCCCTTCGTTTCTCTTCGACAGCGCCTACACTGTCAAGTCTTGACATAGATACACCGCCCATAAGGTCACGCATAAACTCCCAACGTTTCTGGATCATTTCTTCATCGGAAAACATTTCAGACTGTTCTGCTTCGATAGTCTTAAGCCTTCTGTAGTTACCAAGCAGCTTTTTCGTCTTTTTTGTTTTCTGTGCAGCCGGGTCATTCCTGCGCATGGCCGACTCTATCTTTGCGGAAACGGATCTGGCGACGCGGTCAACAAGTTCATCCATATTGACATAGATTTCCTCGGCCTCATGTTCAGTGCTTCCTTCGTATGCATCTAAACCGTTTCTCTCGTCAGCCATCGCTTCTCCTTTCTTCCGGCGACCGTTTCATGTAAACTCCTAAGTTTTGCCATAGTTTTGCTATCATTTTCTTGACGTCAGGAAATTGTTGGCGGCTGTTCCCTTTAGGCATCTAGCTGGACAAAGTTGTGGGGGTATGGATTTACACCATACACGAACCGAACTCGGGAGCGTCTGGTATCTATCGAAGTGCGCCCGTTATGCGTTTGTCTTTGAGTGATTCGCCTCTCTTACCACCCTTAAGGTCGCCACACTGACATCTGCCGGCTCTTACCCCTTTAAGCGTCTACCTATTCCGCCACCCCACAACTTCGTAACAGCTTCGAATTAGCGGTTATTTCCATTTTGGCAATAACCACTTACTTACAACTACTTACGTCGGATGCATGTTACTTCCCGTCATCCTCGTACTGGCTCAGGTCAATGAGAGGGCACCAGCCAGGTCTCCCTGTATCTGGTACATCGGGAAGCACGTCAGCACAGGCGTAGCAATAAAAGTCGTCCTGGAATCTACACTTGTCGCATCCTGACGGCATATCCATCTCAACACCAATCATCTTCGTCCGCCTCCTCTTCATCACACCCATCATCACAGTATCTATCTCTGCGAGCTTCGCACTCGCATTCCTGGCGATACTCGCAATATTCAAGGGCTCCGCATTTCCAGTCGCTGTATGCACTCATCATTTATATCCTTCCTTCTTGCGCGATTCAGACGTCATCTTCCCTTCTGTTGTTTGCCTTCTCAGTATCGAACCCGTCAGGATAGCGCTCTTTCAGTTTGTCTATGTTCAGCTGCATGATTTCCTCAAGAGACCATCCGAAAGACTTGGCCATGCACGCGACATACCACATGATGTCACCAAGCTCCTTCTTCGCATGCGTGATGTCCATGTCCGACTTGTGGAATATCCACTTCTTGATCATGTCGTTCAGCTCGCCAACTTCGCCGGAGAGTCCAAGCGATGCCATGATCACCCCGCCCATGTCATAATCAAAATCATGCTCGGCCATCGACAAACAAAGGCGGTACGTCGACTCACCGTCATTGGTCCGCATTGCAAGTTTCTGGTATTCGTTCCCTGTCATTTGGTCAGCCTCTCCCTTTCCGATTCCATGCGCTCCTGGCATTCTCGTATCTCCCCTCCACATGCGGCATATCCGGCAATGTCGACAAAGCTGTCTCCGCTTCCGCCTCCACTTTTAATTCTTGCGATCTTAAGAAGGCACATCATCATAGATACATCAAGTACAGTAACTCTGGCTCCGAGGTAATCGGTCCACAGGTGCGCAATGATGGAGAAATTGTTTTCGGGTGAGCCGTAATCCAGCTCGCGCTGCCCGGTGATGTTCTCGTTCGCTTCCATCAATATCCGAGTCCTCACGCTTCTGGTTTCTGTGCCACCCTTGCAGAATGTGTCCATGCTTGTCATTCCTCCTGTTTATCGTTTTTGAACATAGCAGGAAGCGGCATCCATGCCTCTACCCTGAATCTCTCTACGCCATGGTTTGTGTCAAGCAGCCACCCGTACTCGTCCCAGCATCCAATGAAAAGCGCCCGCATCCCAAGGTCTCCCATTACCGCCTGCACAAGTACAGGATCACTTGTGGAGGGCGTCTCATGCTCAGGTGTCCTCCATTCAGGAACCTGGCTTCCAAGGTGCTCGACCATCTTCATTACATGTTCATGCTGCTCAAGAACGGCAATGGCCATAGCTTTTGCCCTTTTCTGCTGTTCGCAGAACAATGTCGTGTTGCGGAGTACTTCCGCAGCCTCCATATTGTTCATTCGTAGCCTCCTGTATCTGACTGTGATTCATATCCTCCA